CGGTTGCTGCCACAGTGCAGGCGGTGCCGTTCCAGTAGATCGCTGCGCCCACGGTCCAGGCGGTGCCGGTTGCCTTTGGCAGTTCAAAGACGCCGTCAACGGCGATCTCGAGCGGTTCGCCGGAAAGAGCATCATGCGCCGCGACACCGAACAACACACCGGCCTTAACGCCAGCGCCGCTCAGCGTGTCGGCTACAGCAAGGATCGCGATCATCTTGCCGGGTTGGATAAAGTTCTTCATGTCGACTTCCATTCATGTTTCAGGATTGCAAAACCACGAAAGGCGACCCGTCGGGATCGCCTTTCGTGCATCAGTTCAGTCGGGATTTGGCCCGTTATGCGCCGGGGTTTTTCCAGCCGCCGCGATAGTCGATCGCGCCAAGACCAAAGTCATGCTCGACGGACATCGACATGCCCTGCTGACCAAAGGCTTCTTCGGTGCGCACCCGGGGTGCTTCTGCACCGTCCAGATAACCATAAGTCCAAAGTGCGCCACCTGGACGCTCAGAACCGGCCAACAGATACCAGCTGTTATCCTCGATCTGCGCCGTCACCACTGGCTCAAGACGGCCCGAGAATGGATTGACGTTGCCGGATTCCTGCGGCTGGATCGCGGCGACCAACTGCTCGGCTTCGGTTTCCTTGTTCGGACCAACCAGAATGATCGATGCTGTCATATTCAGCTTTTTCTTGTCGATGCTTTCCTGCTTGCGGATTGCCGCGCGCCCGGCGGATACGGTTGTCACGTTAATTACCGCACCCGCGGCGGCCAGGTTGTTATGGTCCGCGTGGAAGACAGCCTTGCCATCCGACAGCTTGGCGCTGCTCAGAGCAAAGGCATAGAACGTCTCTTCTTCGAAATCCGCGACCGACTGACCGTAGTCCGACAGCACTTCGTCGATCGCGCCCAGTTCATCGTTGATCATCATCTGGCGGCTGATTCGCAGACCAACGCCGTAAGGGGCAAGGATCGCGGTTTCGCGGGCTTCGCCGAAGGTGCCGAACTTGATCTCACCATTCTCGCCGATAGGCTGAAGCTTGGGGAAGTCGCCTGCCCGCACCATCGGGTGCACCCGGAAATCGGTGAAGTTGCGCTTCCGTGCGATCTGGCGATAGGTCGGCTCGGCCAGCTGGTAGCGTTCCAGTAGAACCTTGTTGAGCGCATTTTCGAAGATCCCAGGGAAGTCGGAGGTCGAATGTGCCGCGTCCATGAACACCTGCGTCCGCTGACCAGCATTGCGCAGCGGACCTTTGTGGCCGATGCATTGCGCCGCCATCTCTACAAGCGTCAGGTCCATGAAGGGCCGCGCCATGGAACTGGCCGGGTTGGTACCCATGATCTGCGCAGTAATCGCCTGGGCCATACCGGTACGGCGAGTGGTGCGCTCATCGCGCATGATTGTGGTGCGCGGTGCACCGTTGCGTTTTCCGCTCACGGGGTTCTCCTTCGCCCGGTTAGTGGTGATTTCGGCGACAGCCTGATTGAGCGTCAGGCCCCGCACGATCATGTCCAGCGCCTCCGCTTCTGGACGGTTCGAGGCAGCGCAGATATCGCGGATCTGTGCTGCTACCGGATTGGCGGATGCTTCGTCGTCGTCACCTTCTTCGCCGTCATCCTCTTCTTCTTCACCATCAGTTTTCTCTTCCGTGGAATCCTCTTCGGTGCCGTCCTCCTCGAGCATCTGCTCTTCTTCGGACATTTCCTCTTCGTCGCCGATCATGTCCGGATCGGTCTGATCCTTCATGGTCGAACGCTGGGACTTCTTCGCGGGGCGCTTTGCCATCTTCTTCTCCTTGGGTTTGGGCACGGCAGAACCGGCCATCAGGGCCATGACGGCCTTTCTGCTCTTCTGGGTGGTGAACTCCCCTCCAGCGTTGCGCAGATCTTCGGGGGCGTGCGCATAGACGCGGTAATCGAACCGCGCCACGGCTTCGGCCTCAGTGTCGTCATCGACGGCAGTGGCAAATCCAGCATCGACTGCCCCATCGCCGTCATAATAGGTCTCGACGCGCATGATCGCGCGGGCATCATCCACGGAGATGCCAGCCTTCTTGGCATAGACCGCTGCATAAGCCTTGCCGATCACGCTCAAACCTTTCGCCGCGTTCAGGTGGTCCTCTTCGGTGCCGCGCCCGTCTACCCAAGGGTTCGCCGGATCATGGATCATCATCGTTGACCCCAGGCGCATGGTGATCGTGTCACCGGCCATGGCGATCAGGCTGGCAGCGCTTGCGGCAATACCGTCGATGATGACAGAGACGACGTCGGGATAGTCGCGCAGCATCGTGTAGATCGCCTGCCCGTCAGACGCGATACCGCCGCCTGAGTTGATCCGGACGGTCAGCGGGCCGGTGCGCCCTTCCAGCTCATCGCGCACCGTGTTTGGCGTAAAGAAGTCCTCATCCCAGAACCCGCCGCCGACAGTGCCGTAGAGGTACAGTTCATTTTCCATCGTTGTTGTTCCTTTGTGGTGTTTGCTCATCCGCAGGGGGTGGCGTCTGCGTGACACCGGATTGCGAGACCGCTGCAGGGTCACTGTCGAAGACAAGGCCGCGCTCGCTGGCATCCTTGGCATCTGCTTCCTGCTCTTCGATCAGGCGCTCCGGATCGCTGCCCAACTGCCTGACCACACCTTGACGGCTGGCAAAACCTGCCCGCACGGCTTCGCGCAGCGCGCCGATTTCACGCGCAGGATCAACAAGGATCCGGTAAGGCGGCACCCAATTCAGGCTGCATTGCTTGATCCGGCGCGCATTCTCGGGATCCATCAGCGCCCATTCCTCGAGCAGCCAGTCGCCGATCGGGTGCATCATCTGCGGTATCAGCATCAGCCATTGCCAGCTGGACACATTGCGGTCCATTTCCATCCGACCCATGCGGGCAGAGGAAAAGTTGACGTTGCTCAGATCGCCGACCAGCGCCTCGTATGTGATCCCCATGCCCGACGCGATCGACAGCAGAACCGTCCGCGTGAAGGTGTCGTATCCGGCGACATCAGGAGGGCTGGAAAAGGTGACCTCCTCATCATTCGCGATGCTCTGGATCAGTCCAGGGCTGAGTGATCCACCAAGGGACGTTGCCTCGTTCCCATCCCCATCAGCCAGCGTTTCGCTGCGCTTGTGAAAAGCCGCAAAACAGGCCGCGATCTTCTGGCGCATGATCTGCGCATCCTGATAATCGCCAAGATCCTGCAGCGCCAAGGCGATCGGGGCAAACCAGCTGACGCCACGGTTCTGGCCCGGGCGATCCTGCCGGTAGATATGCAGCACACGGTGCGCTGGCACGCGACGCGACCGGCTGCGCCAACCGATACCCTTGAACCAGTCCGTACCGGGGTGCTGGTCGAACAGATGATAGGCCACCCGCTGGCCATCCGCGTTGTATTCGATCCCGTCGTGGATACTGCCACCGTCAGCCAGAACGCCATCGCGCAAGCTGTCTAGAAAGTCGGGTTCCAGAACGCGCAACCGGAGCCTGAACTGGCCCGGGCGCGGATCGTTTACATATTCCCGCAGGATCAGCACTTCGCCAGCATCGGTGATCGTGTTCATGGCAAGTCGCTGCAGCCCGTAGAGGTTCTGACGTCCGTCAGCCGAGATGATGGTCTTGTCGCATGTGTTCTCGATCATGTTCAGCAGGATCTCGCGCAGGCCGTCCGGGTCATTCTCACCCTTGGGAATGATCCCTTTCGGGATGATGCCGTCGCCGACCGCGTTGTTCGCGATGACCTGCTGCGCGCGCAGCGCAAAGGGCGTGTTGCGCACCATGTCGCGGGCGATATATGCCATGCGATCGCGCCGACCGGCTGCTGCATCCGCATCGGTACTGGACGCCTTCCAGGACGATGCGCGCTGACCGACCGTAGCCGCGTCATAGTGCATTATGGCTTGACGCGCGCGCGCACGTTTGAGGGCGCGTTCGGGCGAAACGAACGCGACAGCACGATCAATCAAATTCATGAATTCAGGTGCCTTTTCTGAAGGTCGGGTAGTGCTGCCGCACCGTTGCCTGCGGGGCGAGGATCCGCTCCATGTATGCGATTTGGCTTCGCATCTCTTCCAGCGAACGATAGGTGATTTCCTCGCCGACCGAATTGCGCAGCTTGGTGATCCCCTTGGCCGCAGCGGACCGCAGTTCGGTCAACTCAAGCCGCATGGTGGCAAGTTGTTCTTCAGTATACGCTGTCAAAGCCAGTTCTCCCTTGGCACGATCCAGCCCTTCGGCCCATCGTTACGTGCGCTAGTCGCTCGCATCGGTGTCGGTGTTTGAACCGTCTCCGGC